GAGAAAGGGCATATCTGTGTTTAAGTTGGTGCGTGCCCACACAATAATGAGAATTCCTCACGCATTATCCAACCTATGATAAGTTTCTGGCGTTCTGAGACCAGAAGCTTACTATAATACCCAAACATAAAGGCCTAAAACATATTTATGTCTTCATTATGAGAAGAGTTATTCAATTTGTGGATGCGGTGAAATTGTTAACATGAATCCGAAGAATTGTCAATTTTAAAAAGCGGTTTTCATTAAATCTTGGAACTAAGTTTCGCTAGTTTTTTATTTATTTCTTCAAGTTTTTCTTCTTGTTCTTCTGTAAGAAGAGGAGCAGAATCAGGTATAGCAACACCCGGCAGGAAAAGCAAGGATGCTCTATCCGGATTGAGCAGATTAAAACTTGTTGAATAAAGAAGAATTTGTTTAGCTGAATCCAGCGTATTAAAAGGAACAAAAGGTAACAAAGGAGTTTCAAATTGGACAGTAGAAAAATCAAAAAAGACAGATATGTGAATTTGTGAACCAATAGAATTTGGGAAGGAAGTTAAAGGAGTAAATAAAAGCCAGTCCTCAAGAAATTGGGAAGCAAAGTTGTTATAATCCTGTATCTGATTTTCACCAGAGGGAGTCAGGAAAGTTGCAGTCCTAAGTAATTTCATCGCCAAGTCTTGTTTCTTCAGTGGATCATGTCTGAGGGTGGTAATACTCAGGTTTCTTATTAGAGAAAAGTCAACCACTGCAAACGAGTTTTGCGCAAAATCTATCGAACTAGGCGATATATTCATAAAACGAAGACCTGTATAACTTCTAAGAGCAGGGTAATATTCCCTTGCACAGCCGGAAGCTTGTGAAACAAGCATATTTCCTGGCTGGGAAGTATTTGATGTTATACGAAGACCTAAACCTACATTACCTGATACAAAACGATGAGAAAGATAATTAACCATAGCCGGTATTCCACACATTTCCTGCGAGATTGTGCAAAATGAAAGAGCATGTGGAAAAACCTGCACTGGAAGATGATTCTTAAGAGCTTGAGTGTATGATTGCATATTATATTGTGGTATGAATCCATCTATATTTATACCAAAAATGGCATCTCTACTATTTTTAATAAATGGGGTATTGATAGTTATTGTAATTCCTGTAGGAACATATTTTCTGAAATCTTCTTCAGAAACTGAAGCTATTTCTGGGATTGAGTTAGTTTCAATGGATTTGATATCAAGCGTGGGTGAAGACTGTGGTATACCTATTGGGGTTGTCATTATACTGGTAAAAAGTATGGAATTGGGCGATAAGAAGCTGCATCTACTAGAGCATTTGAATTATAATTTCTAGCTGCTAAAGACTGAAGTGAATTTGGTTTTGGAAAAATATAAACTAAAACGTTAAAAGAAGGCATTTGCATTCCATTATAATGATACGGAGTTCTAATATAACCAGTGATTGTAGTATCCGGGACATTAGCATTTGGAAGTCGATAATTAGTACCTAACTCATCTACTATTATTGTATCTATAGAAACATTACTAGTTGGACAAAATTGAGGAACATCGAGCATTCTTTTTTCATCTGGATCATCTAGAACCATATGAACTGAATTATTTGCTAGAGCTTGAGTGGTATATGATGG